GACTGAGACATGTTGATCTCGTCAAAGCCCAACACGCCAGTGCCCATCATGCCGTTCTTGAATTGCTTGCTGATAGTGTCTGTAGGATTGAACAGACCTTTCATGCCTTCAACCAAGCCAGCGTTAGCAGCAGGGTTCACGGTAGCGTAACGTGGAGACATCACAGCTGCGTTCTCGTTCAGCTTCTGCTGGGCTTGGAGCAAGACCAAAGAAGTAGAAGGAGTGGTGCCAGGTGTACCAACGGTGTTACCGATTGATTTGTACGCATTGGCCACGTCAGCATCAATAGAAGATGCCAATTGGCTGATACGAGGCTTCAACACACGCTCTGCGAAGTCATCCAATTGCATGGTCAATTCAGCAGATGTGAAGTTGACACCGATGTGCTTTTGGCTGGCAACGGTCAAAGTGGTGAACTGCTCGTTGTCGTCCTGAACTTGCAGGGCGGCGCCATCAGTTACCAGAGCGCGGTCAGGTAAACGGATACGCAGGGTTGAACCGATCTTAGCACCTTCAACAGCAAAGCTGTCGTCATACTGGCGGTTCACGTTACGGGTGATCACAAGGTTGTTCTCAAGGATTTCGAGAGATTTTCTTGTGATCATGTCGATCGTCAGAATACTGTTTGACATTTTAAAAGTCCTTTAAAAAAATTAGCGGTTCTGCGCTTCCCACTTTTTCACTTGTCGTTTGCGTTCGGCCTCAATCCACTCTGATGCGTTCATGGTCTTTGTAGACCTTGGATCAGTAGTGTCATAAGCCGACACTCCAGCGGAGCGTGCGGTGACAGGTGAAATCGGCGCTGGCGCAGATGTCGTTTTTCTAACTGGGGGCGCTGAAACCAATTTGGCTTCAATTTTCCCAATTTCCTTCGCCTGGCTCAATGGCGACATGCGTGAGATGCGATCTGCTTCTTTTGGATTAGAGCCGAGATAGTACGCTAACTCAGGCCCAACGTCCGAAGACTGGATCGTTTCTGCCATCACGTTTGTGATCGGAAGTTTAGGGTTGTAGGCGACTTGTTCAAAGTCGTCATACTTAGTCCTAGCTTCTTCTTCCAAGTCGTGATAACTCTCAAGAACAGCCGATTGCTGTTTGGCCGCTTCACGTTTGGCAATCAATTCTTCAGCCTTTTGGTAAGCCAATGCTTCCGCATAATGCTCAGGGCTTTCAAATTGATCAACGGATGCGGTTGGTGCAGCTTTCACGATTTGCGTTTCCGCAGACCGATTTGCTTGCTCTCTTTCCCACTTACGTTGCTCTCTTGCAAGGCGTTTGCCAATAGCAGCATCAAGTTCCTCTTGCGAGAATGTCTTGGCAGGCTGTGTCTCAGCTACTTCCGGCGTACTTTCAACAACTTCAGGTGTGGCCGTCACATCCGTGGTTGGCGCGGAGTCTACTTCCGCTAGGGCTTGGACTTCTTCAGTCATGTTTTCTGAATCCTAAGATTCCTCGGTCTACTGGGCCGATACAGTTTTTTTAATCTTACACCAGATTACTCTGGCTGTGAAGCAACATACGCTGCAATAACTTCAGCCGTGTGAATAGATGCAGCAATTGCTTTAACTTTTGCATCTTCGGCACTGTAGTCAGCACCAGGCACAACAACGTGGCGATGAAACTTGTTACTGATTTCAACGCCATCTTCTTTGATGGCAGTCTTGGTGCGAACTTGAATGCAACCGTTTTCGACTACTTCAATGCGGTCAACTATTTCAATTTTTTCTAAAGCCATTTTGATACTCCAATCAAAATCAATTTCTGGTCAAACGGGCCAGCACGTTAAACTTTAAGAACGTAAACTTTCCAAGTTCCACTTGCTAAATCAATTGCGCCGCCAGTGTTGTTGTCTACTCGAATACGAACTGAATTTGTACCGTCAATGTATGCAGTAGCTGTCATGCCTTGTAAATCATAGGGGGCAGCCACAATCACAGGATCACCAAAAGCAGAATAAATAACCGTAATAACTGGTGATGTTTCTCCACTACCGCTTGCAATGCTGCCCGGATTCCACACCAAAGACCCTGGGGCTGTGGTAATCATGTTCTGCAAAAAGTCCGTTGTGCCGTAATCAAAGACGCGATAAGTGTGAACAAAATTCGTAAAGGCAGCGTTTTTATTACCTGCAATATTAATCTCGTAAGCAGTTGCTGTTCCAGCAGCAGGGCCAGATCCATCATCATTGTTAAGAAGCCACAAATCACCAGCAACCGCAGGGCTATTGGTGAACACATTGTTCATAATTTCGGCAGTGGTGAAATTAAACATAGTGCATTCGCCGATGCCGCTTATTGAATTATTGCTAAATTGTTGCGACCCATACGCCATAAGAATAGACCATTGAGACGGGCCGTTAGCAGTAATGTTGGAAATCTTATTGTTAAAAGCCCTGCAATTTCCAGCAAAAGATAAAATTGCGCTTTCTGCTCCGCTGATGTAATTGTTACTGATTACGGCCTCATAATCTGCTGAACCCGCAATATAAATTGCGGCTTTAGTGTCAGTGATGTAATTATCACTAATTGTTATTGAGTCGCCATCGCTAATTCTAATAGCAACGGTTGCGTTATTAATATTATTGTTATTTATTGTGTTGTTTAAAAATCGAGTTACTGCGCCCGATCCTGATACTCGAATTGCAATTTTGTCATCTGTGTTGTATGCAGCGCCTTTTCCTAAATTAACAATTGTATTGCTGTCAATTTGCGAGTTTGTTGCGTTTTGAATAAAAATACCGAAATTGGTTGCAGCTACGCCAGTAACGTAGTTATGGCGAACAATTGAATTATCTGCTGCAACAGAAACGCCATATTGACTAGGCTCGGGTGGTGAAGGTTGGTCATGTCCAAGCACAACCGCCATCAACATCGGCGCGGTAAATATGTTTTGTTCTACAACGCATTGCACACTGTTGATGCCTACGCATGACGTTGTTTCCCAATACACTCCAAAATTGTTGTTCGCAATGTGGTGGCCTTGACCACCAATTGTTTCAACAGGACTACTGTTGCCATAAATACTTGTACTGTTTGTAAATCCACAATAATTTGACTCAGCTACAAACAAACAAGATGTTCTTTCAAACGCAGACCCGTCTACATAACATTGTTGGCTACGCACAAAAAACACAACCATCGTATATGCGTTGTGATTTGCTTGCGTCATTGAATCAATGAAACGGCAATTAGTCACAGAGCAATTTTGTGCATCTTCAAAACGAACCGCATTGAAAGCGGAATTTAGCATTTGAGTAGGCGTTAAAACAGCGCCATTTCGATTTAAATTTATGGTCAAATTTTCAATTTGAATGTTGAAATAGGTTAATGTTCCTGTTCCAATGCGCCAATATCCCACCTCTGGCGGTGCGGTTACATTCACAGTTGTAAACAGTGCGTAAAACTTAGTTATTCCACCCGTCCAATTCAACGGGTTAATGTTAATAATGGAATTGTATTGGCCTCGAATGCGTATATTGCTAGGCACTCTACATTGGCTGTTTACCAAAAAAGTGCCCGATGGAATGATGAGTTCTCCACCACCAGCCAAAGCCCCAAGCTGTGCTAATGCTAAATTGATTGCAGGGGCTGAATCAGTTGCCCCTGTTGGGTCTGCGCCAAAATCTAAAATGTTGGCGGCACTGCCCGAAAGCATGCTGTTGGTAACTTTTGTCAATGCCATTTTAATTTTTCCTTAAACAATGTATGTAAAACTGCCATACAAAAGTACCGATCCACCGCTTGGGATATCGGCTGCGTTAACATTGTCAAGACCTTGAGCAGAACCACTGGCATACAACAAAAATTGTGCCGAACCTGTACTAGTTGTACTGCCAAAAGTAGTGTAATTAGCCTTTGTAATTCCTTGAAATGCAGCAATTGTGCCGTTTACATATAACGTATTAGGGGATGTCAAAAATGGAACGCCAGCAATACGCCACGCGCCACTAGCAGTTGTATGTGTAAATGCCGAGGTAATAAGTTGGAAACTAACAGTAACAAATCGACCAACTTTTGTGTAATAACCAGTTTGTGTTGAATAAGTTACTGACAAATCTCCAGGTGAGTTAATAGCTAAAGATGGTGTCCAAGTACCTTCCTCATAGTCGTTTAACAACTCGCTTGTGCCTGTGCCTGGTGTGGCTGAAAAGTCAACGCCTTGACCACTTGCAACAACAAGATTTCCTGTGGTTAAAGTAACGTCAGTAAACCGCCCTGTTAACGCAGTTGTAGCACCAATTGACATATTGTTAATTGTGCTGGCTGTTGCAGGGTTAAGCGTTAATGTTCCTGTGCCTGTAGGACTGATTGCTACTGCGGCATTGGCAGGCGTGATATTGGTTGCTACAGATAGCGTAATATTATCGCCACCGCCACCGCCTAAAAGCATTTGCGTTGTACCGCCTGAATTTTTAAGTGCCAGCCCACCTGAGTTTGTCGCTTGTACAGTTGCAGTTGTCAAACTTAAAGCTGCCATTGCGCGGCCTGCTGTCAAATCAGACACGGCTACTTTAACTGTAGCGCCTGATTGAACAATTGGCAGAACCTCGGTTCCCGCCAAGGGGGTAGATGCTGCGGTAAGTGCGGAAATCTTTTTATCTGCCATGATATATCCAATCAGTTAAACATCACTTCAATTTGAGAAGTGATGGGAGGTGCTTCTGAAAAAGTAAGATTTGTGCCGCTAACAATGTATGTATTTTTGTTTTGGTACACGCCATTGATATACACAATAGTAAAATTTTCACCTAATGATGCTGTACTTAACGTAAATACAGTTTGTGATCCAGTGCCTGTAAAGTTTTGTATTTGATAAGACGCTATGCCAATACCAAAAACATTGTCATATGTTGCAATCAAAACATCATTTGAATCGTTAAGAACAAACTTATACGATGCCGATGTAATCCAAATTTCACCGCCGCTAGGCACTCGACCAGCGGCATCCAACACAACCGGATTAGTGCGAGCAACATTTCCTGCGTTAGTCGTATAGCTAGGTAAAGGAGTTGTTGTACCAGCAGCGTATGTGTACAACTTACCGCCAGTTAAAACAGAGCCGGTATTTGTAAAAAACTGGGCCGCTACACCGCCCACGGGGGATAAAAATACGGCCATTTAGGTCACTCCAAAAGAATTTGCCCACCGTCCTCTTGGACGAGGTTGTCGCCAGATTCGGTAAGAAGATTGCCTACCGAGCCACCACTGTCGCGTGTGCCTGTAAACAACGTGGCAATGCCGCCAAGTCCAAGACCTAGTGCGTTGCGAAGGGCAACACCAAAGCTCATTGCTTGTTAATCGGTTTGCAGTAAATCACGCCGTCATCCGCAATGCGAATAGCGCTTACGCGAAAAGGAGCGCCAGTGCCCATAATCACATAAAACGGGATCGGTGTGTAGGCAGGAATCGGTGTGCTAGCCGTGGTAGCAACAGCGCCTGGGCCAACTTCCACATAGCAAGGAGTCGTAGACCAGATCACCACGCCTTCGGGGCCGGGGTTCCAGTCAGCAGT